TGGCGGCAAACGACTCAAAAAGCTGCACGGGCAGACCCCCTATGAATTTGTGTGCGCCCAATTTGCCCAAAATCCTGGTATCTTTATACGAGACCCAACCCACGACTTTCCGGGACTATACAGTTAATCAACTCCGCAAACTCCTGGCTGGTGAGGCCAATCTGCTTGCCGAAGCCGGCCGTATCCTTCGAGGCCGTGAGCAGGATGTTGGAGAGGCCACCGGCCGAAATCTCGGCCGACAACCCGAGCTCCTGAAACGCGGCGCCCAGGCCTAGGGTCTGGGTAATCTGCGGGGCCAGGTCGCCCAATTGGCCGATGCGGGCCGTGAAGTCGGCAATGACGGGGCCCGTGGCCGTGCCATCGGCGCCCAGGGCATTGACTGCCGAGCCAATCTTGGTAATCGCATCGGCTGGGCTCACATCGGCCGTTTCCTTAAACAGCTTTTGCAGGCCGCCCAGGCTCTTGGCCACGTCCTCAACCCCGCCCGTGAACTCATCGCCCAGCGCCACCACGGCCTGGTCAACCGACTGGGTGAAGGCAACGGCCTCCTCCTTGGCAATGCCCAGCTGGCCGGCTGCCACGGCAATGCCTTCCAGGTTCGCTTCCGAGGTACGCGTGTCGATTCCTTCCAATTGGGTGCGCAGCCCTTTGGCTTCGGCCGTGGTCAGGTTCAGGGCTTTCTCCATATCGGAGATAGAATCCGCGCCTTTTACGGCCGCATCAATGCTTTCCGAACCCAGCTGCTTGATGCCGCCCAGTACGGCCTGCACCCCGAGCTGAATGCCGGCGAAACCAGCGGCCTTTTTGATAAACTCGCCAATGCCCCCACCGGCGTTGGTTAGCTCATCCTGTACGCCCTTGGCCTCGGCTCGCACCTGGGCGAGCCGCGCATCCACGTTGGCCAGCTCCTGCGCCTTATTGAGAAACGATTCGGTGTTGGGCGTCAGGTTGGCCAGCTCGCGGTTGAGCTGATTCGACATCGCCTTTAGCTGCGCGCTGGTGAGCGAGGTAAGGCCGATTTCGCTCCGCAATTCTTCCATGCGGGCCTTGACCTGGCTCAGCTCCTTGTTCTGGGCAATGTATTCTTCCGAGCCTTTTTTGAGGCCCTTGAATCCCGCCTGGAGCAAATCAGCCTTGCGGGTGAGGTTGTCGAGCTCCGTGCGCGACTGCGAGCCATCTATCTCCAGCTTTATCTGGACGTTATCCTGTCTGACCTGTCCCATTAGATTTTAATTCGCGCTGCCAGGTGCGTGCCGGTGGCTACCAGGTAGCGACTAGTCACGGCATCGATGAAGCTGTTGATGCTGGAGTAAAACGTTTTGCTGAACCAGGATTTGGGTTTCACCTGGGCGTTGTCGCGCAGCTTGGCCCGGGCGATGCCCCAGGCAATGCGGTTGATGGCCAGGCTGCTCACCGGCGACACGTTGGAACGCTCGGTATAGCCGGGGATGTAGTCGAAATGACTCAGGCCCACCTTCTTGACGTAAGCCTCAATCTCTTCAATGGGCGGGGCCTTAGTGCGCGAAATGCCCTTCATGTCCTTGATGCGGCCGTACTGCTCGAAGAGCACCCCCATCTGGGCCACGTGCTGCGCGGTTGCGCCCACCACCTCCGTGCGCAGCGAGTGCAGCAGCTCCTCGGTCAGCACGAGACCCTTGGCCTGGATGGCCTGGGTAAGCAGCCCCAGCGCCCGGGCGGCGTAGTCGCCTACTTCCTCGTCGAGGATGCGCTTAAACTCATCTTGATACGCTGCCATGCTCCCAAGATGGCAGAATGGGCGAGGCAGGCGTAGGACGGAAAAAAGCGGGCGCTAGTGCGTACAAATGGGTAGTTATCCCATACTAGTCTGCTTGACGACTGTATAATTCTATGTAGCTTGCTTCACCAACATTCTTACAGGTTGGGTTTAATGTTTGGTATGGCTTCCTTTTACGCCGAACTGCAAGTAGCCGGCGCCACCTACCCGGTGCGCTTCTGCACCTATGAGTTTACGCAAGCTACCAGCGCCCGCGGCCGGGCGGTGGCCAAGGTGCGCCACGGCCTGGTGCACCTGACGCTGAATGTGCCCGATGATGATACCCTGCTCGATTGGGCTGCTACGCCCTACAAGCCTCTGGCTGGGCAGGTTATCTTCTACGGCGCCCAGGGCAGCTCGGCCCTGGAAACCTTGGCCTGGGAAGCCGGCCACTGCGTGGGCTACCAGGAGGAGTTTGAGCAGGGTAACCTGACACAGGGGGCATACGTGTGCCATCTGACCATTGCTGCCCCCAAGCTCACCATGCAGCCCGGCGGGCCGGCGACGTACGTCAGTCCTGCCCCCGGCGAGCACGGTAGCCCGCCGCAAGCCTTGGTGAACCCGCTGGTGGTGCCGCTGCTCACGCCTGCCCCGGTAATGGCGCCCGTGCTAGAAACTGCGGCGGAGATCGCGGCAGTGACGGTGCTAGCTCCGGTAATATTGACATTGGCCTTGATTCTGGCCAGCACTACCCCGGCTGGAGGGCCGGGCATCCCGCAGCCGCATTTGGTGCCTCTAGACCCGAACTTGCTGCGCTTGAATAATCTGGCTGCCAAGCACGCGGCGGGCACATTGACATCGGAGGAGGAAGCGGAATTAATTGCCTTGCTGGCAAAAGTTAAGGGCATTCATATTCAGCGATTGAGTGATTTGAATGTGCGGGGTCCATTACGGGGCGATACAATTCATCTGCCAGGATTCCATAACGTACCCCTCACGTACATTAAACGTACTGATGAGGACCGTGAAGCTTTGCGCAGGAAGTTTGATTCAAGTGCCCGCAAGAATTTTCTCGAGAAAATTGGGTCCGACCCGGCAATGAAGAAGCAGTTGCAGCAAGCTGGGTTTGATGATAAGCAAATAGAACTTATCGCTAGCGGTAAAGTACCTAGTCGAGCTTGGCAAGTTCACCATAAATTGCCCTTAGATGATGGAGGAGATAATAGCTTTGACAATCTGATGCTAATTAAAAACGATCCCTATCACCAAGCTATTACCAATCTGCAGAATAGTGTTACCAATGGGATGCAAGCTGGTGACACACTAAAGCTTCAATGGCCCGTTTATAAGGGCTTTGTGTATCCCGCTACTAAGGCCAGTATTACTAATTAGAAGTTATGGAAATGATTTTACGTCGCTTACTCAATGAGATTGAGGCTGACCTAGCAGATTTTGGCGAGCCGGTGGATGCCCCCGCTTCAGCTGAGCAAACCGCTATCCTGCAAGCCGATACCATAAGCCAATTAGCTTACGCACTGCCGGCAGAATACCTAGAATTATTGGCGACGCACGATGGGCTAGATTGCAACGGCGTCCAAGTCTACGCTAGTGAGCCTAAAACGGAGGATAACGGTTCGGACCGACTTGAGTACCTGAAACGGGGCTTTATAGAGGCTAACCTTATTTGGCGCGAATACGAACCGAATAAACAATATGCCTTTTTTGCTGAAAGCGGTGATAAGCTTTACTGCCACAACCTAAAAGCAGGAAAGTTTGAAATTGTGGACCGTCTCACTAAGACGCCGATTTATGAGCCTTCTTCTTTCAGTACGTTTAACGGATTATTGAAACAAGTACTTAATCACATGCTCGACCGCTACGATGTGGTAGATGAGGGCTAAACGGCAGGTGTTAACGTAAGAGATTCTCTTTTACCAATGGAAGGCTCCGAAATAGCTGGAAACTTGCTGGACCTCATGATAGACTACTTCTTACGTTACTTTTCGCCACTTCAGCAACAACCGTAGCGGCGTAACCTGCGAGGTAAGCACCTCCCAGCCGACCGCGCCGGCTACCAGCGCCATCAGGTACCACCACCAAGCAGCGCCGGCACTGGTGCTCGTGGCCACTGCCTTCGGTCCCACGGCCACGGCTCCACCCCGGGTGCCGGCCTTGCGGGCGTCGGTAGCGGTACTGGCGCCGGTGGCCACCGGCGCGGTAGGCCGGTTGATGGCCGTAGCGCCAGGCGCGGTAGCCACGCTGCTGTTTTTGACTTTGGTCGGCAGCACGCCGGCGCGGGCTAGGTTCTGGGCCTGGGCCCGCTGCCACTGCCGGCGCTGGCGCGGGGTCGAGCCGGCCGGGGCTGGCACCAAGTACGGGGGCAAGCTCGCGGTCGAGTCGACGCGCTGCACCGGCACCGCTCGCGCGGGGAGCCCGTGCGGTGGACGGCTGCCAGCGCACCCAGCGCAACTGAGCAGGGCCGCTAGGGCAAGCAGGCCTAGCACCGTGCCGGTGAGCCAGCCAAACATAAAACTTAGTACGTAACGCTCTTTCATACGCTTAGGAGAGGTAAAGGGCGGCTTCGCGGGCCCGCCGGGCGGTGAGGCCCGTGCTTACTCGCTTCACCTTGGTGGTGGGGTCAGTCACTTTATTCCAGAGTCCGAAAGCCGCTTTTATCACGGCGGGCGTACTGGCGCCGGCGTTGGCCAGAGCCAGCACGCTTGACTTGTCGAAGCCCGCCGTGCCGATGTTGTAGCACAGCGACACCAGGGCGTCGAATTGGTGCTGGGTCACGTCGCGGTGCACGTGGGCGGCCACGTGCGCACCGTACTGCTTATCCACGTCGGCCCGCAGTAGGGCGCTTGCCTCGGCCTCGCTGAGCCTGGCCGTGTAGTAGCGCTGCTCGCCGGCCTGAATCACGTGGCCGTAGCCAATGGTGGGGCGGCCCGCTGCACAACGGTACCAACTGGCCCGAAAGGCTTCCTCCTTCTTAATCAGGGCCAAGCCCTCATCGGAAATTTTCATACGCTTACTCTTTCTCGGCTTCGCGCCGGCGGCGGGCTTTTTTAGCCAGATTGAACAAAACGGTGTGCAGGCTCGTGTGCGCGACCTGCTCGTAAGTGCCGTAGAGGCCACTTTCAGCCACTTCGGCCAGTAATTCGAGCATCTCCGTGCCGTCGCTGTGCTTGGGCTTCGGAGCGTGGGGGCCGGTGGGCACCTCCACTTTTTTGAACAGGTCGTGGTAGGCGCGGTGGATGAAGCGTTGCGCGTGCAGGAAGTGATGCAGCACCACGATTTTGACGCCCAGCGGTGCATCGGCCAACTCCTTGGCCCGGCCCTCGGCCAGCTTGCCGTTATATTTTTCGCGGGTCTGCCCGTCCCACTCCGGCAATTCGCGCACGTGTACCAGGTCTACCCGGGCCGGGCGGCAGAGCGTGGCCACGAGCTGGTCGAGCGCGGCAGCCTGCGGGCGCTGGGGGTGGGTGAACTGATGAAAGAACACCTGGGCCGTGGCGTACTCGATGGCCACGGCGTCGAGCAGGTTGGGCTCGGGCAGCTGGTAGGTGCGGCCTTGGTAGGCAAACTCGCGCACGCCGGCCGTGTCGGGCTCCTGGCGCCAGGCCCAGCCCACGAGCGTGAGCAAGTCCCAGAGCTGATCGGCCGTAAGCCGGCGCAGATCCTTCGTGCGCAGCCGGGGGCACCAGGCGCGCAGCACGGCCAGCCGCGCGGCTACGCTATCGGTAGTCAGGTGCGGGGCGGCGGCGAAGAACTGCGCGGCCGTAAGCTCGGCCCAGCTGCCGGGCACCTGGTAGGGCCGCTTGTCGAGGCGAAAGGTCAGCATCAGGAAACGGCGACTTCAGGCGTGGGCACTACTTCAGGCGCGAGCGTTTCCTCGCTCTCCGCTTTGCGGGTGATGCGGCGCTGGAGCAAGTCGGCCACGTCGTTATCCACGAGGCCCAGCTTGCCGAAGGCAATGATGAGCCGGCGCAGGTGAATGAGCACGAAGGGGGCGAGCACCAGCTGCGTGAGGAAAAACAGCCCTTTCTCGTGCTCTCCGAAGCCGTGGGCAAACGCCAGCAGCGCCGTGTAGCCCACCAACCGCAACGCCAGCTGCCGCGGCTTGAAAGGCTTCTTTTCCACCAAGTTGTTGGTGAGCACGTCGAGCACGACCAGCACCAGCAGCAGGTAGTAGGTGTAGGCCGGCGACCACACGTGCGCCTCAATGAAGCCGCTAATGCCGGCTGCCGTTACGGCCCCTAACTCAATGGCCTGCACGGTAATGTAAAAACGTAGCATCAGACCCAGAAGGAAGGTTTACCGGAATTGTCGTACAGTTCGGCCGACACCGCCGGGGCCGTGGGCGCGAGCGAATCGAGGTAAGCGGCGAGCTTAGCCTGGTAGCGGTCGGCGGTGCTGCTGGCCTGCTGGCTCAGGGCCGACAAGGCCTCGGAGCTCGCGGCCTGGCGCTGGCGCACGGCCTCGTTATCGGAGAGCAGGCGCAGGCTCGTACCGGTCAGGGCCACGTTGAGGCTGCCCACGCCCTGGGCAATGGCCCGGTGGGCGAGCAGCGGGCGCACCAGGCCCAGCAGCTTGCGAGCTTCGGCGCTGGGCGCCTCACCGCTGGCTAGCCCCGCGCGCAGCTGCTCCAAGGTTTCTTCGCCCAGCAAGTCGCTGATTTCGAAATCCTCCACCTGGCGTAGCGTCGGCAGTAGGGCCAGAAAAAAGCGCCGGCTGCCGGCCGTGGCCACATAGCGGCCCAGCTCCTCGGCCGAGCCGATGAGCAGCTGCTTGCGTGAGCGGTATTCGGGCGAGTCCAGCTCGTCGGCGTAGTCGGCGGCGTGAGTGTCAAGCCAGGCCAGCGCCACATCGAGCAGCTTATCGGCCGTAGCGGCGGCGGCCTCCACGAAGTTGTTGTACACCCACTGGCGCGAGGGAGCGGCCTGGCCGGCGCTCTGCTCGCTCATGCCCAGGTCGCCGAAGGCCACGCTCAGGAAGGGCGCGGCTTCGAGCACCACGTAGTACACCAGGGCGGCGCGGAAGTGGGCGCGCAGCCTGACCAGGTGCGCCGGGGCCTCGCTCGCCGGCAGATTGCCCAGTTGCGCGACCAGGCCCTCGCCCAGCACCGGCACCAAGTGCAGCGTTTCGGCCTGGCTTACGAAGCTGAGCAGCGTCTCCACCTTCAGGTTGCGGTGCAGCGTACCCAGACTGGTCTTAATGTCCTCTATTGTAGTGAATAACATTACATGGATGCGTTAGCCACCTTCTGCTTGCCCGTGGGGTTGTCAGCGATGGTGGTGATGTCGATGTCCTCGAAGCCGAAGAAGTGCGTGGGGTCGAAGCCCATGATTTTGTGGGCCGCCTGGAAGGTTTTGAGCAGGATTTTGCGCTTCTGGGGCGTGCGCAGGGCCACGTGCAGCTGGTAGCTGATGCGCTTTTCGGAGCCCGAGCCGCCAAACTTGCCGCCCGTATCGATGCCGGCCAGCGAAGGATCAATACCGTGGCTGGAGGTGTGGGCAACGTTGGCCTGCTGATTCACCGAATCGTAGGCTTTGTCGCTCATCTTGTTATCAATCGGCACGATTTCCCAGCCCGGCATCGCCTTGCCAGTCGCATCCGTCCCGTATTTGCTCACGAATACCTTATCAGTATTCTCCACGCCGGCCAGCATCTCGTTCATGTTGGCCATGAGGTCGAGTTCCGCCTTTTTCTTCAATTCCGGCGTCCCGAACTGGTCGAAGTAGTTGAGCGGTATCTTGATGTGGTGCTTGACGTTGTAGCCGTTATCGAGGCCCGACGAGTGAAAGCGCGGAATCTTATTGCTGACCTGCGTCCACGTACGCCCGCCCCAAAACGGCGGGATGTCGTAGTACTTCTGGCCCGGCGTCCAGTCGCGGCCGTGCAGCACGCACTCGCCAAACTTGCTCGGGTTTTTGGGGTCGTAAGCCGGCAGGATTTTCGCCTCGTCCGCCCGGAAATTGCGCCAGTCATGGTGAAACGCATACTTTTCGGGCCGGGGCTTGGTCGTGACCAGGGCGCGGGCCACGGTGCAGTCGAAGCTCTGGATAGCCTCCACGTAGTTCTTGGACTCCAGCGAGAGCACCGAGAAGTAGTTGGCGAAGGTTTCGAGGTTGTAGGCGTTGCTCTGCATCACCGTATCGCCATCGATGCTCTCGTACCAGTCTTCCATCTCCGTATCGAGCACGGGCTCTAGCACGATTTTGCCGTCTACTACCTTGCGGCTGAAGACGCCCACGCGGCTGCCCAGCAAAAAATCGCGGGCCGTGGTAATGAGCTGCGGCTTGAGGTGGTTGTTGTGCACCAGCGCCAGCAGGGCCTGCGGTTGCAGGTTGTCGGTGCCCCAGGGCGCAATCCTGAACCCGCCCTGGCTGAGCGGGGCGGCGCCGTAGTTCACATCCTGGGCCTTGTCGCTGCCCGTCAGCTCGACAATGGCCTGCGCCCCGGGCAGAATATAAATTCCGCCCTCTAATTCTTTAATGTCCCGAGTCTTCATTGCTTATCCGTGCAGGATGCGCCGGCCGTTGTATTCCGTGAGTAGAATGATTTTGAGCGCGAAAGCTTGGTCGGTGGCGCAGTCCACGAGTTGCAGGGTGCCCTTTTCCTTCACCTTGTAGCGGAAGGCACTGTTGCCCGCGGGGCCGGCCGTGCTGCCGACGCCTACGCCGGCCAGTCCGCCTTTTTTCACGGCCGGCTTGCTGCCCTTGGTGCCGTTGGTTTTGTAGTAGCCGATGGAAAAAGCCAGCGGCTGGCCATTGCCATCGGGCAGCTCAAGCTCGGCCAGCACCGTGCGAATGTGAATTTGAGTCCGTTGCATGGTACTCAAATTGCCGCTTTCGCCCACCGACGCGTAGGACGGAAATAAATTATTGCGCGTTTCTCAGCCAACTAGCCGAAAATCAGCCAGAACGCTCGCCCAAAGGCCGCATTTTTATTGCGTGACGCACGCGGCCGTGCGCGCCCTTTAGCATTTGGCAATTGCCAAAACGGCAATTTTTGAGGTATATATGAACGCGGGCTGAGGGCGGCCAGGCAGCAAAAAGGGCCCTGGCACTAGTGCCAGGGCCCTTTTTGCGTGAGCGTGGGTGGCAATTGCCACTAGGGGGCGCTGGCTAGGCTAGCCACGACCCAGGAAGTACACCTGGTAAGGGGTCTGCTCCTGCCCGAAGAGGTGGCTGTACTTGCGATACACGATGTTATCGAAGCAGTCACTGAGGTGAGTTGCGCGCTCCTGATCGATGCTGCTCTTCTCGCTGTTCTTGTTCTTGGTCCAGTCGGGGTTGATGGGCGACTGCTGAATAGAGATGATCAGGAACTTACACTTGTTGCGGTTGAAGCGCATGACGGGCAGGCGCGGGTTGTTCTCGGCCAGCAGTTGGTTAAGGGCGATGTGCTTGAGCCGGTGGTCAGGGTCGAGGCCCTGCACCATGAGGGTAGACTTCCAGCCGCAGGCGGCCAGGCCCTGCTGGATGGATTCGTAGAAGGTGAGGTTAGCCCCCACCTGCTTGTTGTTACCATTGCGGTCACCATAGATAATCAGCTCCTTACGCTCGTGGCTCTCGTAGGCATCACAGAACTTGGTCACGAGCGCATCAAGCACGGTAGTCTCGCTCTGCTTGACCCACAGCGCATCCAGGAAGCGAAACTCATTGCCGTGCTCCTGGCACACGATGACGGAGGTAAAGCCGGCGTTGAAGTCAAAGCTTAGCTCCAGGTGCCGCGCCGGGTCGCGATCGCTGTCGATGGCCACTGTGCGCCCACTCTGTTCGTCGTGGGTGTAGGTGTAGGTTTTCCAGACCCCGTGCTTCTCTTCATTAAAGCTGGGATAGAAGGAGTTGGGCAGCTTGGTGAGGCGCTTATTCATTACCTCCACGTCCCATTCCAGCGGCGTCATGCCGTTGCGCAGATCGCGTAAGTACTTCTCCCCTAGCACGGTCACGTTGTCGTAAGCCGTGGATTCGAGAAAGAAGTAGTCGGCTGGCTCAGCCTGGGCCAGGTCTTCGGTCTTGAACACCCACTGGCCCGAGGGCAGCCAGGGCACCGATGTGTAATCGCAGAACGTTTGGTGGTGCGGATTATCAGGAAAGCGGTAGATGTTGCCCCGAATCATGGGCCGCAGGATCTTGTTGACGTGCTCCTCCTTCATGAGCGCCGACTCATCGATGTGCCCGAAGTCGTAGTTGCCACCCCGGGCCAGCTCGGCCCGGTCCATGCTCAGCAGCTGGATGGTATAGCCGTTGAGAAACGTAATCACGTTCTCGTAATTGCTGGGCGGTTGGTAGGGCTTAATCCAGTCAGTTGGCGGCTTTTTGCCCTTCACGTAGTGCCCAAAACCCGACTTCTGGTCGTACTCGCGCAGACCGTGGGCCTGCCAGGCCGCCTCCATCGCCGGCACCGTGTTGCTGGAAAGCTGCGTGTAGGTGAGGCCCGCCAAAAAGCCCTTGGCCCGGGGCAGGTAGTTCATTTCTACCCGCGTTTCGTGGCCGGCCACGGTCGTTTTACCCGAGCCGCGACCGCCCACAAACGTGCGCCGCTTTTGCTTGGCGGCCAGGAACCGGCGCTGCTTTTCGTTGACGTAGATGCGCTTAGCCGCCGGTTTAGTCTTCATCTGCGGGCTCAGTTACGTCTTCGTAGTCAGTATCTTCGGTTTCCTGCGCGCGTAGTACCGCGGGGTCAGTCGAAAAGTCCATGGGCACCGGAATCAGGAAGGCCTTGGGGTCGAGCACGGTCTTTTCGGGCTCGAAGAGGCCTTGCAGCTTGTCGGCGTTCTCGGTGGCACGAATGGCGGCCCCCAAGTCGCCCTGGCGGCACGCCAGGTTAGCCAGCAGCTTGTAGTTCTCGATGGCAATGACGCGCTGGCCCTTTTTGTCTACCTCCTCCACGCTGCCGTACAGCGTGACGCTTTCGCGCACGATGGCGTAGAGCTGCGGCTGGCTCAGGTCGTACTCCTTTTCCAGAGTGGCCAGCACCTGGTTGCGGCTGAAGCCCAGGCAAAGCAGCGAGTGGGCCTTGCGGTACTTGGCCAGCATCGCTACCTCTTCCTCCTTCAGCTCCGCGCCGTCTACCAGGTGCAGGCGGTACTTGTCTAGTTTGTCGGGTTTACCGAGTTTTTTCATAAAAAAGCGGGGTTACACCACTTAAGATGTAACCCCGCTTCAGGCGCTAGTAGGACGCAAGTAGGCCCCGGCAGCCTACCTTTGAAGTCCTTTGGGAGGTGAGATGCCCAGAGGGTGATCCGATAGAAGCCCAGTGGCAATTGCCACTGGGCTTCGCTTTTACTGGCAGCTACCACTTACTCCAGGGAACGTTCGCCTGGTGATTGACTTGGCGCCGGCGCTCACGCTCGTGTACCCGCTGGCAGTGGTGGTAGTGCCGGGCCGCGCGGGGCGGGGCGACCGCAAAGCGCTGAAGCGAGGTACAGCTGGTGCAGCTAGCCAGGGCGAGTAGTAGCAGCAGCTTACCCATTGGCCTGGGGCAGCGCCAGCTGCATGTCGATTAGGTTTAGCTCCACTTCTAGCTGGCCGGCCTTTTGGGCGTAGTGGCTGCGCTTGTCTTCAGTTTTAGCCGTTTCCGCGCTTTTCCTGGCCTTGCTGATGTTCGAGCGCAGGTTGCTGCGCTGCTTTACCAGCTCCGCCCGGTCGAGGGGCTCGCCAGCCGGGGCCGGCTGCTCAGGTGCCGGTTGCTCAACTGCCAGGACCTCACCGGCTGCCAGGCGCCGCCGCTGCTCTGCCAGGGCGTTGTACTGGTTTTGCAAGCTCAGGATTTCGGCCACTACGCGCGGCCCCTCGGCCGGGTCGAGGTCCGCCAGGCTGTTGCTGAGCTGGCAGCGCTGGTTGTGCAGCTTGCTGAGTTGCTGCGTGAGCTCATCCACCGCTGGCTGTACCGCTTCGGCTATTTGCTCCAGGGCGGGCGCCTGGCTAGCCAGCACCACATCGGCTACAGCTGGCACCGCGCCCTGCACGGCTTGGGCAAAGTGAGTAAGCACCTCGCTCACATCTTCCATGCGCCCCTGGCAGCCAAGCTTCACCAGCTCGTAGCGCAGCTTCTCGCGGTTGGCTACTGACTCCTTCCTGAGCAGGTTATTGACCAGACTCCGGTTGCCGCAGCGTTCCTGTAGCAAGAGCACCCCGGCCCGATAATCGGCTTCATCGCCGGCCTCAAGCCAGCTAATTACTTGTTCTAGTTCATGTTCCATCGGCAAATAGCTTGGATTGCAGGTTGGTTGAAATCAAAGCTATCCAAATGGGCAAGGGGCTAATAGGACGAAATTAGAGTAGGTCGCGGAAGGCCTGCACTGCCGCCAACTGGTCACTAATGGCGAGATATTTGAAGGGCTCGGCAAACTCATTAGCCTCATAGAGTGCTTGCTGGCCTTCTTCGAGCCACTCGTCGAGCAGGGCGCGCAGGGCGTCCAGTATCACTTCCGCGCCCTGGGTATAATCTTCCAACCCGTCATCGAGCGCCGACTGGAGCGTATCGTTGGTTTGGGCGCGCTGCACCAAAAAGTCCGCCAGCGCGGGCAGCGCTGACAAGTTGAATCGAGTAGTAGACATGAGAGTAAAAAAGAAAAACCCCGCTTGAGCTAGGCGGGGTTTTTGGTTTGACTAGGCAGGCTAGCCGTTGCTGCGGCGACCGCGCCCCGTGGTCGAGGCGGCTGCTTCCTCCGCGGGCGCGGCTTCGGCCAGCGCCAGCTGCACCGGTGCGGTAGCAGCTTCGGGCAACCGCTCGAGCACGTGCGTTTTGCCGATGAGCTGCTCGGCCAGCGTGTCGTCGATTGCCTCGAAGGGCAGGAAGTCGCCCTTATAGTAGAGGCCTTTGAGGCCACTGGTGTTCACCAGCTTAAATTTTTTCAGGGCCATACTAAAGTTCTCCTTTCAAAAAAGCGTGAATACTATAAACCTTAATCACCACTAGGGGCTGCACTAGCCGGCTTTCAGCGGAATAGCGGCCGTGTAGTAGTACGGCACGTGCGTGAAGCCCTCGCCGGCAAACTTGAAGTCGGTACCGTTCTTATCGGTGCCCTTCTTGCCGCTCTTATAATCGTGCTCAAACTTCACACCCCGGCGCTTATCGCCGGCGATGCGCTGGTTGCCGTTGCTATCGCGGCCAATCACGACGAAGTCGCCGTTGAGGGCCGACTGAATCACGGCGTCGGTTTCGGCCGAGCCGCGGGGTACGTACACATTCAGCTCGTGGCTGATGCTCTGGGTGCCGGCGTCGCCGCTGCTCTTGTGGTTCACCTCGCCCGAGTCCTGGGCAAACTCCCAGGGCACGAAGCCGGCGTCGGGCTTGGGCACGATGGCCGTGCTGATGGTTACGCCATCCGCGTCCACTTCGGGAAAGGTGAGAATATCGCGCCGACGGATCACGTGCAAATCGGTGAGACCGCCCGGGTTCGGGCAGTCATCGAGCACGATGGCTTCGATGGGCGTCACGATGCAGGCTAGGGCCGAGCCCGAGCCGATGCCGGTAAGGCTAGCCAGCACGGCCGGGCCGTGCGCCGGCGATACGGCGTGGGCCAAGGCCATCGCCTCGTGGGGGAACGCATACCCTACAATCAGCAGGAGTACACTCAACAGCGCGAGACCGCGCAACACATTTTTCATAAGGAAATGAGGTAAGAAAACGAGTTAAGTAGCAGCGAGATGTACAGAGGGTGATCGATAGCCTAGTGCCCCGGCAGCTGGCCACCGGGGCGGTCGGGCTTAGTTGCCGCTGGGGGCTGGCTCGGCAGCTTCGGCGTCGATGAGGGCCTTGCCGGCCGCCAGGGCCTTGTCGTTGGTCCACACGTACTCGGCAATGGCCAGGTCGGGGGCTACCTCGAAGTCAGCCATGATGTCGATATTACGCTTGTGCTTCTCGACGATGAACGAGCCGGGGCCGCCACCCAGCGGGCCGGTCAGCCACACCAGGTTTTCGCGGGGCGTGCAAATGATGGCGCCGGTGTTGGCCAGGCCCGGCTCGGGCACAATCTTGATATTGGTGCCGTCAATGGTCTGGTGCTCGAAGCCACCGGTGTTGTTGGTGTTGGCGCCGAACGTGCCGCGATAGTCACGGTTGTAGAACTTGGCGGCCGTGGGCTCTACCAGCATCACCAGGTCCGTATTCACCAGGTGTGCCGGCACCAAGTCCGCTACGCCCTCCATTTGGTCGATGGCGTTGCTTTGAGTAATCGGGGTGCCCGCAAAAATCTGGCTGGGGGCAATAATGCCCGCCTGGGCCATCAGCGGCAGCAAGCCGTTGAAGATGCGGTTAGCCTGCTTCTTATCCGCGTTGTACACGCCCTTAAACACGGCCTCCAGGTGCATCTCTTCCTTGGCCTTTTCCGCCAGCTTGTCCATGATGTACTGCTGGAACGGCACGTCGTACACGTCGCCGCGCTTGCTCTTGTTGATGCGGCCCAGGTAGCCCTTCCACATCGCGTTGATGGTGGTAGGCGTCAGGGTGTAGTCAATTTTGCAGGCGCGCACCTTGCCGATGCGGTTCTTGAAGCCCAGCGTGCCCTTGGGGTCGAACGTGTCTTTGCCACCGGGCTGGAGCACCGACGAAACGAACATTTGCGTGAGGGCCATCTCATCGGTCACGTCGTTGTAGAGCCCCATGTAGTTGAGGAACGACTGATTGGTGATGAGAATCGTCGAGAGCAGCGTGGCTGCCTCGCGCAGGGTGTAACTCTGAATTTTGGGGCCGAGGCCCGAAAAATCTATTGCTTTGTCTGCCATAGAAAGCGTCTTAAGAAAGCCGTAAGCTGAAGTGAATAAATGAGTTGGGCGGCGCGGGTGGGCTTATTTGTCGCCCAGGCGCTTTTTGGTGTTGGCCACGGCCGAAGCGGCGGCTTTCTCCCAGGCCTCGGTGGCTTCGGGCTGCTTGTCGAGCGTGTTGCTGTCATCTTCCTCGCGGTTATCGACAGCCTTCTGCTCCTGCTTCCACTTTTCGAGGGTCGCTACTTTATCGGAGGCCGTGGTTGGCTCGCCGGCGATTTTGGTTTTCTCGTCCTGAGCAGTTTTGAGGGCGCCTTCGACCGTGGCGAGCTTGCTCTCGGCGTCGGTTTTGGCCTGCTCCAGCTGGGAGATTTTAGTATCGGCTGCTTCGAGGTGCGCCTCAGTAACGGCTTCTTTATCAGAGCCCAGGCCGAGCAGACCTAGGATTTTGGCGAATCTTGCCATGCGGAATTAAAGTTTTGGGTGAAAAGTGAAGCGGAGTTCCCGCCGCCCGTCTGTGCGAGCTGGGCGGCTTTGTTGACGGCATCTTGCAGCGAGCCGATGGCATCGACCAAGCCGTGTTTTTTGGCATCAGCGCCGCGGTACACCTTGCCGGTGAACACGTCCTCTTTAGTGCTCAGCTTGCCGGCGCGGCCCTGCTGCACGGCCGCAATGAAGGTTTCGCCAATCTGGTCGAGGTCGGCCTGCACCGAGGTGCGCACGTCGTCGCTCATCTCCTCGACTGGGTTCAGCCTGGCTTTGTCCACGGCGCGGGTCGAGCGCAGGATTTCCACCTTTACGCCCTGCTTTTCCAAGAAAGCCGACTGGTTGATGCTCATGCAAAGCACCCCCAGGCTGCCGGCGTACCCGGTCGAGGCCGAATTGATGTAGATGTAGCTAGCCTGCGAGGCAATCCAGTAGGCGGCGCTGGCCCCCAGCCCGTCGATGTAGGCTACTACTGGCTTTGTGCTCAAGGCCACGGCTTGGGCAAACTCCTCCGTACCATCGACCTGCCCGCCGGGCGAGTCCACGTCGAGCACAATGGCCGAGATTTCGGGGTCGCGGTTAGCGGCGTTGATCGAGGCCACTAAGTCCTTGGTGCCCAGTGAGCAGTAGCCGCCGCGTTTCTGCACCGTGCCCTGCACCGGAATCACGGCCACCTTCGAGCCACTGGTGTTCGCGGAGCTGGCCCCGCCGCTGCGGCCGGCCAGCACCTGGGCAATACCCGAAGCCAGGTTCAGGCCATGGCCCTCGGGCTTTACATCTAGGCCGGCTAGCTCACCGGCCTGGCTTACCCACATTTGGGGGTAGCCTTTGGCATCCATGTGCGAGTAGTGCCGGGGCTTCACCTCGGAGGCATCGAGCGCGGGCAAGCCGGCTTCCAGGCGGGCCAGAATAGCCGACTTGGCTACATTGTAGTACTTGGATTCCAGGGCCCAGGCCGAGCTGGTGAGGACGTCATGCATAAGTAAACCACCTGGTGGGGCGGTTTACAATGATTGCCTTTTTCCGAAGGCAGGCGTAGGACGGTTTTGCAGCCAGCAGACCGCGAAGACGAATAGCAGGAAGAGCAGCCAGCGCCACCAGGCAGTAGCGAGGTAGCGTAGCATTAGGCAGACAAAATGGGTTGGCCCTGGGCGTCCTTCGGGGCCCAGTGGTGCACCGGCGCGGCGGCTAGGTGGCGGCGGATTTCGTCGGCCGTAACGACCTGCTGGTGCATTAGCAACTCCAGGCCATCACCTTGCAGAATTACCGGGCGCGGGTGCAGCTCGTCGGCCTTGGCCTGCACGAGCACCAGCCAGTCCGCCTCCGAGAGAGCGCCTTGCAAGGCCAGCTGCTCGCCGGTATCGGCCGCCAGCAGCGTATCGTTCGCGCCGCGTAGGTAAACGAGCGGGTTGCGATTAAACTCCGGCGGCAACTCGTTTCCTAACTCGTCTGGCTGGCTGGCGTCCACGGCGTGGCGTACCACCTGCACGGTAATGACGCCATTTACCTCCCCCGTGAACCGGGGCTGTTGCCAGGACTGGCCGATGACGTAGCCAATCTGTTTGATGCGCGTGCCGCCCAGCACGATGTCAGGGAGCAGCAGGCGAATACTCTGACGGGGCGAAAGCAGCAAGCTCATAAAGTACAGTCTAGTAGTGATTAGTGGGTAGTTCCGGGCAGGCCAATTACCGAAATGTGGTGCCCGTGGCCGCTTATGTCAGGTATGCTGGAGTCGTTCATTTGCTTGAAATCCCACGCCCCCAGCAGGCCGTCGGCCGGCCACGCTCCGCTCGTGCTGGCCTTTTCGGCGGCGGTAAAAACGCGGTTGTACGCCGCCATCTGCCACAGGCGAATCGGGGTGTTGTCGGGCGTGCCGGCGCCGTCCTGGGTGTAGCGAGA